GGTATGGTCAAAGGCAATCCACACATTAACCATGTACACCACTTTGAACTTAACGACATTAGAAAAATATTTGCCGATGTAAATTTAAATATCGCAACAGCAAATATTAAAGTCAAAGGACGCCGTGGTGAACCATGTGATAACTGGTTGTATTGGTTCAATGCATCAAAAGGTGATGTGATTCAATTCTATGAACCAGATTACCAAGACAAATGGTTAAAATCCAGACCATACAAATCAATTTCATGTTGCATGATTGTAAAGAACGAAGAAGATAATCTTTCCCGTTGTTTGAAATCGGTTACAGATTTTTCTGATGAAATCATCATTGTTGATACCGGTTCAACAGATGAAACTAAACGTATCGCAGCCAAATTTACGGACAAAATTTATGATTATAAGTGGGAAGAAGAAGATGGCCTTGGTGATTTTTCAAATGCCAGAAACTTCTCAATTGAAAAAGCCAAAGGTGACTTCATTTTTTGGATTGATGCCGACGAACAATTGGAAAATGGTGAAGCCATCTATAAGTTTATTACCAGTGAATACTATGACGGTCTGTTGTTGAAACAAAAACAATGTATGTCAAAACAGTCACATGAACAAGGAATAAATACTGATGTGATGCATGATAGATTATTCAAAAACAATATTGGTATTAAATTTACTGGTGTGGTACATGAATATCCAAGTAAAAATGACCATGATTTCTTGGGCGACAAGATGTTCTGGCAAGATTATGCTTGGGTATTACACTACGGACTGGCCAACCATTCGTTGTTGAAGAAAAAATCTATCAATCGAAATGCAGACCTAATCTATAAGAATGTTCGGAAGTATCCAACCAAGATTTTTGCGAAACACTATATACTTGTAGATTATTGGAGTCAATTTATTACCGGTCATCCACAACCCGATTTAAGTTTGTTGGATACCGGATTAAGATATTGGCATGAAGTTTTGAAACCTTGCGGTGATGATTGGACAATTAGACTTTCGATTAATGTTGTGCAACATTTCTATTCCTACTGTGCAATCAACGGTATTGCATACAAAGGAAAATTACCAGAAAAAGTTGCATTTGAACATCCATACACCAAAAAACAATTGGAGTTCTATGTTCTTCACCCAGAAGAAGAAACTGAACTATTCTTTAAATACTTGAGTACATATCAACAGTCTTTAGATTAAAAGGAGAAAAAATGTATTACGCAAAATTAGTAGACGGAAAAGCAACTCGTTGCAATCTGGCAGATGAACTACCATTTGAAGTTATGACTTCCAATTTCACGGAAGAACAACTTAATTCTTATGGAGTTATTATCGTCAACGATGCGCCTAGTTTACCCGAACACAATCCAGAAACACATGGATTGGTTGATGACCAACCTGTACAAGGATCCGACGGTAAATGGTATGCAACATATATTGTGGTAGAGAAGGCACCAGAAGCACCTGCACCTGAGATGCCAGTTTAATTATTTGAGGAGTTTGTTATGAAAAAGATTTTAATTATGGGTCTACCTGGATCCGGCAAAACATATTTTGCTGAAAGGTTAAAACATTACCTAGAACAAAACGGAGACATTTTTAAAGTTAATCCGGATAGACTTATTAACTATGAGGGAATTCCCGATCATAGCATGTTAAAAGTATCTGTTGATTGGTTTAATGCCGATGAGGTGCGTAAACGATTTAATGATTGGGACTTCAGTAAAGAAGGTCGTATCCGTCAAAGTTTAAGAATGTTTGAGTTTGCTGCCAAATGCAGTGGTGAATTTGTTATCTGTGACTTTGTTGCACCATTGCCAGAAATGAGACACAATTTTAAGGCAGACTGGACTATCTGGATGGATACCATTGATGCTGGTAGATACGAAGATACCAACAAGGCTTTTGTTCCTCCGGATATCTATGACTTTAGAATCACGGAACAGAACGCTGAAAAGTGGGTAGAGTTTGTGGGTAACCATATTCTTGAAGATCGTCGGAGACCACGATTTGATTGGCAAAAAGAAACAGTACAAATGTTGGGCCGCTGGCAGCCATGGCACGAAGGACACCGCAAGTTGTTTGAACGTGCAATTGCTAAAACCGGTCAAGTAGTAATTCAAATTAGAGATTGTCAGGGTTGGAATGGAAGTAATCCTTTTGCTATTGAACAAGTTAAAAGTTATATTAAACGGGACCTTGATCCCGTCTATCAAGGACAATATGAAATACAAGTGGTACCTAACATTGTAAACATTACCTATGGTCGAGATGTTGGATATAAGATTGAACAAGAAGTTTTTGATGATGCAACACATTCTATTTCTGCTACAAAAATCAGAAAAGCCATGGGTTTAAAGTGATATTGACAACCAGTTTGTAGTGGCATCAATTAGGTAAACTTATAAATAGGTAGATTAACCTAGGAATTGCCAATGACAACACCAATAACAACAAGAAGTCAATTCAAAGATTATTGTCTAAGAAGATTAGGTTTTCCAGTCATTGACATTAATGTGGACGATGACCAAGTGGAAGACCGAATCGATGATGCCCTACAATACTGGCACGATTATCACTTTGACGGACTACAAAAAGTTTATTACATACATAATATCGATCAAACCGATATCAATAATAAGTATTTAAATTTGGCTAATGCTGTAGACCGAGCCAACAACCAGTTAGAAATTACTGGTGTCACAAGAATTTTTCCACTTTATGATTCACAGTCAACAATCAATATGTTTGACTTGAGATATCAGTTGCGTTTAAATGAATTGTATGATTTCACATCGGCTTCATACATTAATTATACCATGACGATGCAACACCTACGCATGTTGGAACAATTATTTACGGGTGAGGTACCTATTCGTTTTAACCGACACACTCAAAGATTGTTTATTGATTGGGCTTGGGGACAATCACAAGCACCACTAAACACAACCGTAATAGTTGAAGCATATGCATTAATTGATCCTGATTTATATGGTCGTGTTTGGAATGATAGGTGGTTGAAACAATACGCAACGGCATTAATCAAAAGAACGTGGGCAAACAACATCAAAAAGTTTTCCGATATTCAGTTGCCAGGTGGAGTTAAATTGAACGGCGATAAAATCTATCAAGAAGCAGAAGAAGAAATTAAATCTCTTGAAGCCGACATGGAAAGAAGTTATGGCGGTGTTTTAGAGTTCTATCTAAACTAACATGGCAACATCAGTCTATTTTAATAACTACAACTCAAAAGCGGAACAAAGAGTTGTAGAAGATTTAATCGTTGAATCCATTAAGATAATGGGTTTTGATGCATATTATTGCCCAAACGATAATGATGCGGCCAGAGATTTATTGTTCGGTGAGGATCCTGTTAAGAAGTTTGAATCTGCATTCCCAATTGAATTTTACCTATCTAACGCATTGGAATATCTGGGAGAAAAAGAATTCTTCTCCAAGTTTGGTTTGGAAATCAAAAACAACGCAAACGTTCTATTATCAAAACGTTCATTCTCTCAACGGGTACCACAAAACAATTTTACCAGACCACGTGAAGGCGATTTGATTTATGTTCCATTCTTAAATGGTACTGGTGAATTGTTTGAAATTAAATTTGTGGATCATACCAAAGACTTTTTCATGTTAGGTAGAAAATATCCATTCTTCTATGAATTGCAATTGGAGAAATTCAAGTATTCACAAGAAGTTATTGATACTGGTATTGGTGCGATTGACGATGCGGTTACACAATCTAGTTACACCATTGAATTTAGTGTTGCATCTCCACAAAACGCAAACAGTTACATACAAAAAGAAATTGTTTACCAGGCACCAAATCAATTGTATGCCAACGCAACGGCTGTGGCAATCGTACAAAACTGGGACAAATCAAACAATACATTGAGTGTCACAAATATTGCTGGTGAATTTGCATATAACGCTGCAATTATAGGTTCTTCAAGCAATGCAAGATATATGTTGTCGTCTTATAATCCATTAAAAGACAGTACTAGAAACGAAACTTATGACAATTTGTATATTGAAACTCAAGCAAACAATATCATAAACTTGTCAGAAACTAATCCGTTTGGGAAATTATAATGGCAGCCATACAATACAACCGCATCATTCGTAAATTGGTTGTTGCCTTTGGTGACATGTTTAATAATATTCAATTGGTTAGATACAATCCAGATTTATCTGAAGCGGAACGTTTTTTAATACCAATTGTATATGCCACAAAAGAACGATATGTAATGCGTTTGGAGGCAGATTACAATTTAGATAAAAAAGTTCAAATGGCTTTGCCAAAATTTTCATATGAAATGACTGGTATGAGTTATGATGCCAATCGAAAGTTAAATACAAACATTCGTAATTTTGCACAGACAAATAATGGCGTCATTGGCCAATACAATCCTGTACCATATGATTTTGATTTCAGTCTTTATTTGTATGTCAGAAACATTGAAGATGCATCACAAGTAATAGAACATATATTACCTTATTTCACACCAGATTACACACTTAAAATTAATTTGGTTCCCGAAATGGGAATCGTAAAAGATGTTCCGGTTTTATTTAAAGATGCGGACCATGAAATAGTGTATGAAGGTGATAGAGAACAAGAAACCAGAATGATTATCTGGACATTCAGATTTACAGTTAAAGGATTTATATTTGGTAAATCTTCTACTGCAAATGTTATTACACATTCTATTACCAACATTTACAATAAAATAACGGAAGAAGATATTGTTGAATTTACCATAGATACAGCAACAGGTGTGGGCGAATATCAGGCAGGAGAACCAGTGTACCAAGGGTTTTCATACAGTACTGCATCGGCCACCGGCATAGTTGTGCATTGGAATCCAGATATAAATGTATTAAGATTGAAAAATATTAATGGTGATTTTGTTTCTACTTTGCCAATTTATGGTTTAAATAATAAAAACGGATACAAATTCACATCATACAATATGATACCACATAAGTATGTTCAGATTGATATTATACCAGATCCAGCAAATGCAACAGCAAACAGCAACTACGTGGCAAATACAACCATTAATGAGTTTGAATAAGCATGAATACATTTGATAAAAACATGGAAAAAATCTTTGATGTAACGCCGATAGAAGTAGATAAACCTCTTTTGCCGGTTGAAAACAAAGCTTTGATCGAAAATTCTGACCTCAAACAAGACCTCAAAGACGCATACGAACAATCAAAAGAAAATCTACAAGACCTGATTGATAATGGTAAAGATGCAATGGAAGAATTGCGTCAAATTGCATCAGCAGGCCAACATCCAAGAGCATTTGAGGTGTATGCAACACTATTGAAAAATATGGTGGATGCAAACAAAGAACTACTTAACATACAAAAACAGATGCGTGATATGGACGGCAAAAAGAAAAACGACGGTGATACCAAAATAGACAAAGCCATTTTTGTTGGTTCTACCGCAGAACTCAACAAACTCCTAAAAGGTAAAGAATGAGTTTAGAATTTGAGATTGATGACTACGAAATAGATTCGAAAGAAACTTATCGTGACAACCCGTTACTTAAAAAGGCGGGTGTTAAGATTGAATATACTCAAGAACAAGTTGATGAGTATGTTAAATGTGCCAAAGATCCTGTTTATTTTGCAGAAAACTACATCAAAATCGTTAACGTTGATGAAGGTTTGATGAAGTTCAAAATGTGGAACTTTCAAAAAGAAATGATTAAGAATTACCATGAAAATCGTTTCTCAATCACAAAATGTCCTCGTCAGGTTGGTAAAACCACCACATCAGTTGCATATCTTCTTTGGTTAACCTTATTCACAGACACACAAAACGTGGCTGTTTTGGCCAACAAAGGTTCTTTGGCTCGTGACATTCTATCCAAATACCAACTTGCATACGAAAATCTACCAATGTTTTTACAACAGGGTGTTTTGGTCTGGAACAAAGGTAACGTAGAACTGGAAAACGGTTCAAAAATTATTGCCGCATCAACATCAAGTTCTGCCATCCGAGGTGGTGCATTTAACTGTGTATTCTTGGATGAATTTGCGTTCGTTCCAAATAACATTGCGGAAGAATTCTTTAACTCAGTTTATCCTGTAATTTCATCTGGTAAAACAACCAAGATTATTATTGTTTCCACACCAAATGGTATGAATCTGTTCTATAAATTGTGGATGGATGCCATTAATAAGAAAAACAATTACAAAACCTTTGAGATTCATTGGTCTATGGTGCCAGGTAGGGATGAGGCCTGGAAAGAAGAAACCATTCGTAACACATCTGAACGTCAGTTTAGACAGGAGTTTGAAACCGAGTTCTTAGGTTCGTCCAACACGTTGGTTTCTGGTTACAAGTTGCAGACAATTGCATACAAAGACCCAATACACACACATGACATGATGAAGATTTATGAGATGCCAATCAAAGAGGGTGAAAACGGTGCAAAATCCGACCATCTGTATTGCATTTGCGTCGATGTTTCTGAAGGTAAAAATTTGGATTGTTCTGCTTTTCAAATTATTGACATATCTCAAACACCATATAAACAGGTGGCGACATATGCAAGTTCATCCATAACACCCATTCTTTTCCCAACGGTCATCTACAATGCAGCCAGAATGTATAATGACGCCTATGTTTTGGTAGAAATCAACAACAATCCACAGGTTGCAGACTCATTACATGCCGATTTCGAATATGAAAACTTATGGAAAATTTATACTGGCAATAAAAAACCACAACAATTAAGTGCAGGTTTTGCCCGTGGTATACAAATGGGACTAAAAATGTCACCTCAGGTCAAGGCAATTGGTTGTTCCAACCTTAAAACTTTGATTGAAGGCGACAAACTTATAATTCAAGACTTTGATACATATTCCGAGTTGACTACTTTTGAACAAAAAAAGAATTCATTTGCTGCAGCTGATGGAGCAAATGACGATTTAGTTATGTCTTTGGTCATTTTTGCGTGGGTTTCAACACAACAATACTTCAAAGAGATTGTTAATCACGACATACGCAAACAAATTCAATTAGAAAGCATGAACCAGATTGATGAAGAAACGTTACCGGCACCAATTATAGAAGATGGTTTGGAACACGATTTCGAAATTATGGGCGGTGATATCTGGGAAGTCGCCGATGGTGGCGAAACTTATTCAGGTTTCATCAGAAAAATGATGAACAGGTTGTAAAATCAGCCTTTCATAAATATCTATTATGGTATTAACTGCCAATATCAAAATTAATTCAAGGAGAATAAAATGGCAATTCAAATCTCTCCAGGTGTAAGTGTATCAGAAGTTGACTTAACAACAACAGTTCCTTCTGTACTTACAACTGCCGGTGCTTTTGTGGGAAATTTTAGTTGGGGCCCCGCAAACACCATCACCACTGTGACAAGTGAAATTGATTTAGTAAACACTTTTGGAAAACCAAGTGATAATACAGCAATCTCTTTCTTTTCTGCTGCCAACTTCTTGGCTTATGGAAATAATTTAAAAATTGTTCGTGGTTTAGGTACAACATCAAATAACGCAACAGGTGTAATTGGTGCAGGCGGTTCAGCATCTGCATTAAAAGTTGAAAACGAAGATGTATTTCAGAGCACATATCTTTTGACAAATTCTGGCGCAACATCAAATGCTTCTGCTATTGTAGCGAGATATGCTGGTGCATTGGGCAACGGTTTAGGTGTTTCGATTTGCGACAGTTCAGCAAACTTTACAACATGGCCTTACAAAGGTAATTTCCAAAGTGCTCCAGGAACATCAGATTATGCATCAAATGCTGGCGCCTCGGTTGACGAAATGCATATTGTTGTTCTAGACAGAACAGGTGCAATATCAGGAACAGCAAATAGCGTATTGGAAAAATTTGGATATGTTTCAAAGGCTTCTGATGCCGTTACAAATGGCCAAAGTAATTATTACAAACAAGTTTTATTTGACCAATCTAGATACATTTATGTTGCTTCACACCCAGATTATGCAAATACCAATGCAACTTGGGGTACAGCAGTTGCAAATGGAAAAACATATTCCACAGGTATAGCAACAGCTGTTGTTGCACTATCTGGCGGTATAGATGACAATGCAACAGATGGTAACTTACAATCTGGATGGGATTTATTCTCAAATAGTGATACAACTGACATTTCTCTAATGATTACAGGCGACTCAAATACAACAGTACAAAATTATGTTGTAAGTACCGCTGGATCAAGAAAAGATTGCTTGGCATTTGTTTCACCCCCAAGCGCAAACGTTGTTAATAAAACAGATTCAACCGCAGCAACAAACGTTGGTAATTGGATTGCAGGTTTAACAAAGAGTTCTTATGCAGTTGCAGATTCTGGTTGGAAATATCAGTTCGACAAATATAACAATACCTATCGTTGGATACCACTAAATGCTGACGTTGCTGGTCTATGTGTATACACAGATTCTGTTCGTGATCCATGGTTCTCTCCAGCAGGCTTTGCTCGTGGTACAATCAAAAATGCCATTAAATTGGCATGGAATCCAAACAAAACATACCGTGACACATTGTATGCAGCTGGCGTAAACCCTGTTGTTTCTTTTGCTGGACAAGGTACCGTTCTGTATGGCGACAAGACAATGTTGAATAGACCTTCTGCATTTGATCGTATCAATGTACGTAGACTGTTCATCATTTTGGAGAAAGCAATTGCTAATGCAGCTCAATTCTCATTGTTTGAATTGAACGATGAATTTACCAGAGCACAGTTCGTGTCTTATGTAACACCATTCTTGCGTGACATTCAAGGTCGCCGTGGTATTACTGATTTTAAAGTTGTTTGCGATGAGACAAACAATACATCACAAGTTATTGACTCAAATCAATTTGTGGGTGATATTTACATTAAACCTGCTCGTTCTGTCAACTACATTCAGTTGAACTTTGTTGCAGTAGCTACTGGTGTTGACTTCACAACAATCGTTGGCGCAGTCTAATAAATAATACCATAAGGAGAACAAAATGGCTTTTAATTTAACAGATTTCAGAGCAAATATGATTGGTGACGGTGCCCGTCCCAATCTATTCAAAGTGGGTCTATCAATTCCATCTTACATCACAGGTGGAACAGAAGCAGCTAGAAAAGTAGAATTCATGGCCAAAACCTCACAGATTCCTGGTTCAACAATTGGAACAGTTCCTGTGTTTTATTTTGGTCGTGAAATGAAATTCGCTGGCAACAGAACATTTGCCGATTGGACCATTACCGTCATCAATGATGAAGATTTCAAGATTCGTGACGCAATGGAAAGATGGATGAATGCTATCAACAGCAACAGAGGCAACGTTCGTACACCGGCCGCATTGTCAAATGGTACAGGTCCACAGACTGTTGGTGGATATACAACTGATGCCACAGTTTCTCAATACGGAAAAACTGGCGGTGCAGCAATAAGAAATTACAACTTTGTTGGTATTTTCCCAATTGATATTGCTCCAATTGATTTAGATTGGGGTTCAAATGATACGATTGAAGAATTCAGCGTAACATTTGCTTATCAGTATTGGGAAGCAGTTTCTACAACCTGATATTAAACGGAGGGCTTCGGCCCTCCTTTTATGTTTTTTGATTTCGTTATTAAATATACCAAAACATGGCCAATACAAATAAATTTTCACTATTCGGTTTTAAAATATCCCGTGATAAAGAGGAACTTGACACACAAGTTCAACCCTCTTTTGCGCCTCCGGCTTCGGATGACGGCGCATTAACTATAACATCTGCTGCTTATTATGGCACATATGTTGACCTAGACGGTACTGCGAAAAATGAGGTAGAACTTATTTCTCGTTATCGTGAAATGGCAATGCAACCAGAAATTGAATCAGCAATAGATGATATAGTTAATGAAGCTATTTGTCAAGATGATGATGGTAAAATTACAGATATAGTTTTAGACAATTTAAAACAACCTGATAAAATTAAAAAAGCAATTAAAGAAGAATTTAATACACTATTAAGACTTTTAAATTATAACAATTTAGCACAAGATATATTCCGCAGATACTACGTAGATGGCAGAATGTATTACCACATCATCATTGACAAAGATAATCCACAAGAAGGTATCAAAGAACTAAGATACATCGATCCACGTAAACTACGAAAAGTACGTGAGATTAAAAAACAAAAAGACGATAGGACTGGTGCCGAAATAATGGTCACCGTCAATGAATACTACCTTTATAACGACAAGGTTGTTACTGGAAGTTCTTCCAATTATGGTCCTGTTGGGGTTAGGATTACAACAGATTCTATTATTTCAGTTGTTTCTGGTCTAATGGATTCTCGTCGTGCGGTTGTTCTGAGTTATCTACATAAGTCAATTAAGCCTCTTAATCAATTACGTATGATAGAAGATGCAACGGTTATCTACCGTATCTCAAGAGCACCTGAACGCCGCATCTTTTACATTGATGTGGGTAATCTACCAAAATTAAAAGCGGAACAATACCTGCGTGATATTATGGTCAAATATAAGAACAAACTTGTCTATGATGCCAATACAGGTGAAGTTCGTGATGACCGCAAGTTTCTTTCTATGATGGAAGATTTCTGGTTACCACGCCGTGAAGGCGGTAAAGGTACAGAAATCACCACACTACCAGGTGGACAAAACCTAGGTGAGTTGGAAGATGTAAAGTACTTTCAAAAGAAACTGTATCAGTCATTGAACGTTCCAGTCTCCAGGTTGGAACCAAATCAAGGTTTCACCATTGGCCGTGTGGCAGAAGTTACACGTGATGAATTAAAGTTTGCTAAGTTTGTTGATAGACTACGCAATAAATTTTCAGACCTATTTGACCAGGCTCTACGTGTACAGTGTGTTCTTAAAGGTATCTGTACCGCAGAAGAATGGGATCTATTCAAAGAAAACATTTACTACGACTTCATCAAGGACAATAACTTCTCGGAACTTAAAGAAGCTGAATTGATGAAAGAACGATTGGGTCTTTTGGGTGCAATTGATCCATATGTTGGATCATATTATTCTCAAGCATGGGTACAAAGAAATGTACTACGCATGAACGATGATGATATAGCTGAAATGCAAAAAGAAATTGATAAAGAAAAGTCTAAAGGTTTAGGATTACCAACAGAAATTACCAATCAAGTTGCACAACAACAAATGATGGGTGATGTTCAATTGGATCAAATGGCACAACAACAAGAAATGATGCCACAAGATACTGGTTCACCCGCAAAACCTGCGGCCAAATCTTCATCTAATACACAAACAAAATCACAGTCAAATTCAAAACCAAAAGGCAACTATGATTTAAGTTTGGAAGATTCGACCTTCACTAAATTGAAACGTATATTATAAGGAGTTATTATGTCAGAAACAACCAAAGCAATTGTTGACTATGCCGAAGATGGCAATGCAATAGAAGTACGCAACGCACTTTATTCTGCAATTGAAACCAAGGTAATGGATCATCTAGAAGCAGAAAAACAAAGAATCGCAAAAACAATGTTTAATCAACCAGAATTGGAAACAGAAGTTGCGGTTGGAGTAGAAACGGATAATGAGAACGCTTAAAAATTATTTGTCTGAAAAAGATAATTCTTCAGAAATGGAGAATGATTTGTCTTTGGAATTTTTGACAGATAAAGAATTGGAAGAACTGGAAGAAGCAGCTATTGATCCTAATACTCAAGGAAGCTTGCCAGCGGTTTTAGTAATGCAAAGAAAATCTTTCAGAGTATTTCCTGACGGCCAAAAAATTGCTATGTATTATATACCAAGATTAGATAAATATGTAACAATACCTTATGGTCCAAAGGCATGGGCAACTATGCCAAAGTATGAAGAAACTATTGTAGACAAGCTCAAAGTCATTTCAGAAGGCACTCCAGGAACAATTAAGTTTGCAAATGGTGATACATTAAAAGTGGATGTTAGAACGGCTAAAAATATATTAGAAGTCTACAAAGGATTAAATACTGAAAACCAAAAAAAGGTTACAGGTTTAATGGAACAAAGTAAAATTGACTTCAACAAGGTGGCCAGTTTTGCATGGAATAATATTAAAAACAGTTAATAGGAACAAAAAATGGCAAACGTTTATTCATATCAAGTTTTAAAAGATGACACTCAACATGTTGTCATTAAGCTTACTGGAACTTTTGACGGTACCGATCAAGAAGATAATGTTTACAGAATTAAAGCAAACACATTCTATGGTGCTTTGGATGCCAACAATGTTCCTTTGCGTTCTGCTCTAAGCGTTTCAAATACAGCAAAACCTTATTATGGACTGACTGTGAATCGTTTGTGGTATGATACCGACACATCTTCTGGTTCAGTTGAACTATATTGGGCAAACACAGCAAGTGCTACCGCAGAAGATGGTGTTCCACTTTTCTTCATGCAAGGTAACGGAGAATTCGATGGCAACGGAAACTGGAATACTGTTCAGAATCCAACCGTTGGAGCAAACAATAACGGCGATATTGCAATACACACCCGTGGCCAAGTTGCAAATGCATCTTACACAATCATTATAGAACTGCGTAAAGAAAATGAATACTATCAACGTGGTCAATTTAATGATCCTGCTGCATTTAACTTCGGACAATATTCAATTCGTCCATAAAAGGTAATCAAAAATGAAGTTAATTAAAGAAATTACCGAATCTGTTAACTATTTGACAGAAGAAAAAGACGGCAAGAAAACCCTTTTTATTGAAGGTCCTTTCCTTGTTTCGGAAAAAACAAATAAAAATAATCGCATGTATAAAGAGGAAACTATGCGTAAAGAAGTTTCTCGTTATACAGAAGAATACATTAATAAAAATCGTGCCTTTGGTGAACTTGGACACCCAGATACACCATCAATCAATCTAGATCGTGTTTCTCACTTAATTGTGGGTTTACGTCAAGAAGGTAATGATTGGATAGGCAAAGCTAAAATTCTTGAAACACCAATGGGTAACATTGCAAAGAATCTTATTGAAGGTGGCGCACAATTAGGTGTATCATCTAGAGGTATGGGTTCTTTGAAAGCAGTTAACGGTGTTAATATAGTTCAAGATGACTTTCATCTCGCCACAGCGGCAGATATTGTAGCAGATCCTTCTGCGCCTGGAGCTTTTGTTCAAGGCATTATGGAAGGTAAAGAATGGATGTTGGTCGACGGAAAATGGACTGAAGTTCAATATGAAGAAGCGAAGAAACAAATTCGCCAAGCTTCTCGTAAAGAAATTGAAATTGTAAGTCTACAAATATTCGAAAACTTCATCAAAAAACTTTAATTATAAATATCCATTATAAAAACAAGGAGATTCTCAAAATGGGAAAATTTAATCTGACAGATGCCGCTAAAGCAATTTTAAGTGAAGATGCAAAATCAACTTTTGATGCTTCAATTGCTCGTGGCCACAAAGATGCACCTTCAAAACTTCCTACATCTGTTGCTTATGGCACAAAAGATGCAGGTGAAGTTGCAGGCGTTGTTGATAAACAAGATGATGACAAGCCTGATTATACAAAAGGTGCACCAACCGCAACACCTCCAGGTGCAACACCTCCAGTAGGCGCACAACCTGGCGGAAAACTTTCTGGTCCAGCAGATTCACAAGGTTCTGAGCACAAGGTTGTTCAGGCTGACGCAACAGACTTAAACGCAATTCGTGACCGCATCAAAGCTAAACTTGCTGCACAAACAATGAAGTCAAATCCTGGTGCAACATTCCAATCTTACGCTGAAGAAACAGAAGTGGAAGAAGTAGTTGCCGAAGAAAAAGAAAAAGAAGAAAAGCATGAAGATGAAGCTGAAGATAAAAAGCTTATTAAATCTATGATGAAGAAACAAAAAATGAAAGAAGATATGGAGTCAGATGTTGACGCACTTCTTTCTGGCGAAAACCTATCAGAAGAATTTAAACAAAAAGCATCTACAATTTTTGAAGCTGCCGTTATTGCTCGTTCACAAGCAATTTTGGAAGAAATCGAAGAAGCATTGTACGAAGAATTTGAAGCTTCTGTAGAAGAAATCAAAGAAGATTTGGCTGTTAAGTTGGATGATTACATCAACTATATGGCTGGAGAATGGATGAAAGAAAACCAGATTGCAATCGAAAAAGGATTGCGTTCTGAAATTGTTGAAGAATTCATCACAGGTCTAAAAGGTCTATTTGAACAACATTACATCGAGATTCCAGAAGATAAAGTAAATGTTGTTGAAGAACTTGCCACCAAAGTTGAAGAACTTGAAGGTGAGTTGAACGAACAGATTCAATCTTCCGTAGAATTACGCAAAGAATTGAACGAACATAAAAAAATGGAGGCTATACATGCAGTATGTGAGGGCCTAACGCAGACTCAGGTAGAAAAACTAAAATCACTCGCAGAGAGTGTTGAGTTTACTACTGAAAAAGAGTTCGCTCAAAAACTGGACACACTGGTAGAATCTTATCTACAGAAGCCAGTTAAAGCAGCTGATAGTTCTGCTTTGAATGAAGAAGTGCAAATTGAGGAAGATAAGAAGCCTGCAGCATCTATCGATCCTTTTATTGACGCAGCCGCAAGAACAATATCAAAAACTCTGGTAAAATAAATAAACTTACCAAATTAGAAACTCACAAGGAGATAATAAATGTTTCTATCTGAAGAACTACAAAAGAAATGGCAACCTGTTCTGGAACATCCAGAGTTAGAAGCCATTAAAGATCCATATAAGAAAGCCGTTACAGCTTTGGTTCTAGAAAACCAACAGCAGGCTCTTATGGAAACTGCACAACAGTTGAACGAAACCACATACTCTGCCGCTCCCACAAACGTGACAGGTTCTGGTGTTGCCAACTATGACCCAATCTTGATTAGTTTGGTTCGCCGTGCATTGCCTAACCTGATTGCTTATGATGTTGCTGGCGTTCAGCCAATGACAGGACCAACAGGTTTGATTTTTGCAATGCGTGCTCGTTACAATGCAATGACTGGTGCACCAAACAACACCAACGAAGCATTCTTCAACGAAGCCAACACAATCTTCTCTGGTGTTAATTCTTCTGCTAACCCATACGGTTTTGCTGGTAATAACACCACAGACGTTAAGACAAACCCAGTTTCAGACTTGACAGCTAACGCCTACACAACTGGTATTGCTATGCCTACCAGCCGTGCAGAAGGTTTGGGTGCTGATGATGCTACTGGCATTTTCAACCAAATGGCATTCAGCATTGAGAAGGTTACTGTTACCGCTCAATCACGTGCATTGAAGGCTGAATACTCTCTAGAACTTGCTCAAGACTTGAAAGCAATCCATGGTTTGGATGCTGAAACCGAGTTGAGCAACATTCTTTCTACAGAGATTCTTGCTGAAATCAACCGTGAAGTTATCCGTACAATTTACACATGCGCTGTTGCAGGTGCTCAGTATGGTACAACAACTGCTGGTACATTCGACCTTGATACCGACTCTAATGGTCGTTGGTCTGTTGAACGTTTCAAAGGTTTGATTTTCCAAATCGAACGTGATGCTAACGTTATTGCTAAGCAGACTCGTCGTGGTAAAGGTAACGTTCTGATCGTTTCTTCAGACGTTGCTTCTGCTATGGCTATGGCTGGTGTTCTACAGTACACACCTGCTCTAAGTGCTGACCTACAAGTTGATGACACCGGCAACACCTTCGCAGGTCTATTGCACGGTCGTATCAAAGTTTACATTGACCCATACTTTGGTGGATACACTTCCAACCAAGAATTGGTTACTGTAGGTTACAAAGGTTCGTCACCATATGACGCAGGTATTTTCTACTGCCCATACGTTCCTCTACAAATGGTTCGTGCAGTTGACCA